TCCTCCAGTCGTAGCACCAGTGCTAACTGTAGAGCCACCAGTGTTGTTGCTAGTATTAGCAGAAGAAGAACTAGCGTCTTTTTTATCTACAATTTTAATTCTCTTAGACACCATGCCATAGGCATCCGCACCCGTGTCAACATTTACAGAAGCAGGGTCTACGCTAATGCCTCGTCCAGAAAGAACCTCGGCAGTAGCCTTCCTGCGAGCCGCAGCAAGCTCGCCACCAGAAAGAGTTGTATCGCTAAGAACTTTAGCGTTTGCCGCATCTACTGCCTCCAGCATTGCGTCATACTCCTCTTTAGTCATTTCAAGAGGATTATTTTCAGCGCGACTTGCATCTGCATCAGAATATTTATTTGCTCCAGTATCACCATAGTCAATACCAAACTCATTCCTTAGCTGGCTCCTTAGGTCAGTGGTATCTAGGCCAATCTTGTCGGCAGAAGAAATCATACCCATAAGCCTTGCGTCTCTTCCCTCGGCTGGCTCCTCAGTAGCGCCGCTTCTAGCAGCTTCTAGCTGATTTTGAACCTGCTGATCTTGGAATAGCTTATAGGCTTCTTCTACTTGTTGTTCTGGGGTTAGATTAACTGCCTTAGACCCACCTTTAAAGAACCCAAACTGGTCAAGAAATGCATTAAACAACACGGCTGGAGGCCCACCAATAACACTAACTAAAGTATTAAGTGCCGCCTGTTTTCGCTGGGAAGCATCATCTGCCGTTGCAAAGTTAAGGATGCCACTTGCTAACGAGCCTGGAAGCCTCTGTCCCATTGCATTAAGCCCTGTTGCAGCGTCCATTGTTGCCCCAGCACCACCAACACCACCGGCAGCAAGAGACTGCGCTGCGGTTGTAGCAGAGTTTACGGCTGCTGTTGTAGCTTCCCCTGTTAGTTGGTTATCAAGATACTTATAAACAGAGTCTCCTAAAGAGGCAATGCTCGCATTTAAGAGAGGATTGCCTGTAGAGTTAGTATTGCTAGTAAGCGGATTAGCTAAGGGGTTCTGCTGAACAGCTAGGTTATATCTGTTAATGGCCTCGTTAGGGTCAAGTCCAAGGGCTAAAGACAGCTCTAATGGGGTTACCCCTGCCGACTGCATAGCCCTAGATATATCAGCGTCCGTAGCGTTAGGATTGGCTGCTGACCAGTCTGAGAATGCTTGAGCTAATTGAGCTTGAGGAATAGCCATATGATTACCTAAGTGCTAACACAATTGCTTTGACTTATGGCTTAGGTTATATCAGGCGATATGCCACGATAACTGTACCAGTAGATGACGCATCGGGAACAAGTTGGATGCCTTTTTGTAAAACAATCCCGTCAAACTCAAACTTGGCCGTTACAGCGGAGGAGGCGGTCAGTGTTCCCACCAGAGTGCCTGATACTCCGTCTAGGACAGTAACAGCGTGTGCCGACATTACAACACTAGGACGTATGCTGATAAGTTCACTAGACACTGTAGTAACACTAACGGGAGTTGCTGTAGCTAAGTTTACTGCCTTGTACTGCACTGGGCTGCTCATGTTTTTTCCTCTGAATTGATTGTAAACTTTATTAGTAATGTACATCAGCCAGTTAAGAATAAAGCACGTTCCGCTTCTCTTCGACGTACAAGCCCTTTAAGGACTTTACCACTGGCTTTAGTCCATTTAAGAAACTCATCTGCTGCACTCTCAAATTCGCCCCTATTGTACTGCATTCTCAATGTACTAGACTGCAAGTTACCTAGCCCCACATTAAACGCAAAAGAGACCATTGCATCAAAATGAGACTGCCTATCATTACTAGCAGGACATAATCTCGATACCCCATTCTCAAATCGTTCAATATCTTTCTCAAGTAACTGGTCAATCTCATCATATTCAAATGTCCTGTTATGTTCAGGCTTGATGTCGTATAGCCCTCTCTCAAGCGTTTTAGCACGAGCTTGGTCAGGGTACAGTACATGACCATAGCCTATCGTCCAAAGCCCAGCAGGGCACTTGTAGGGCATATTATGACAGCCCTCAAACGACTTGATTAGCTGGATTCCAGCCTCCGATATCTTCATTTCTTGGAGAACGCTTGGGAGCCAAACCAGAAAGCAATGATTGCCCCCAGTATCGACATCTCATCATCTGAGAACACGATGTCCATCGCCATTGCAAATGGAACACCAGTTGAGTAGGCATACCAGATGCCCGCAATATCCACGACGACTAATAGCAAAACAAAGATGTACGTCACGATGGGTCGGACAGAGACTCGCAGGTCAATCGCCCACGGAGACGCACCTTCACCGATCTTCATGTCGTGTTTGTACATAGCGACCCGTTCTTGCGCTTGAGTCTGCATGGCAATCTGCTCGGTCTTGATCTCTTCAACCCGCGCTTGGGCAACAAAGCCTTCTTTCGCCAGTGCGATCTCGCGCTCACGATTAGCAGCCATCAGGGCCAGTTCGTGTTTCTTGTCACCTCGGTCTTGGACGAAATCCAGCACCTTCGGCAGACCGCCAGAGGCAAAGCCCAGCAGTGTAGATACTAATGCCATCATTTTTTGTTACCTCGGCAAGGGGGTTCTTCATCAGCGTTACTGAGCTTTACCCCAGCAAGCAGCCCAATGAATCCACCAATAATTGTCTGAAAAGCAGGAGAGATTAATTTAAATATTTCGGCATTGTCGATGTTGTCAAACCAAAGGCCAAAAACCAGCGCGAGCACCATTACCAGCACAGAAAAACACAGCGTAGCAGAGACCATCAGGGTTACTGCAAAAGTTAGCTTTCCTTTCATGTCACCAGATTCGTTCATTTGCTACCCCACGTTTTGAATAATGCCGACAAGAAACATGATAAGAAGCCCAGTCAGTGCCGCAATCGCTATAATAGTTAGCGTGTTCATAATGAGGTTTCGCATCTTCCTGCGTTGGTTCTGAGCTGTTCGCTCACGAGTGTCTTTAATTTTAACTCGATCTCGCATCATTGCCGTGTACTCTTCAGTGCCCCATCTCCAGACAATCAACTCTCTGAGGTCTTTCTCTTGCTGCTCGATCTTCTTTCGTGCAAACAGTGCCCGCATAGCTTCCTGTTCAACACTGCCTTTAGCAATTAACTTTTTGAAGAGTGGCGGGTCTTTCGCTTCTTCTTCGGCATTCCTAACATCGCTGACAGCACCAAACCAAGTCCCCAGTTGCCCGCCCATATCCTCAAGCTCACGGCCCATCTCAATGCCCTTCTTGATGGCTTTGTAGGCAGAGGTAGCTAAGGCTAAAGCTGAGACTGGATCGATCATTCAGGGCCATCCCCACCATTGAGTTTAGACCAGGCACCCAGCATTAAGAGTCCTAACACAAAAACTGTCCCTGCTCTCGCTACAGTCTGCCAGACGATGTTTTTCATGCCACGCCAGTCGGTAATCAAGGAACGTAGATCACGAACATCGTTGCCAGCGTCATCGTCGTGCAAGCCGACTTCTTTGAGAACTGACTTCATCTCTTCTCGGATTATCTGGCGTAGTGCTGTTTCGTCGATAATCATGGATCACTCCGGAGCTTTATTAATCGTTGCCGTCGATGTTGCCTTGTCTATCGTTAACACCCCGTGGCAACTAATGTTCCAGTCCTCTCCGGTACGTTCACTGCCTGATGGCACGTTCAGAACAAAGTGCTTGAACAGATACTCTTTCTCGGCCTTGTCGCCTTCAAAGACTCGCCAAACGTGATCCATTGTGCCTCGACCGGCCTGACCACGCGACTTGTTGTAGCGTATAAGATACTTCAAATGACTTCTGCCGCACTGGTGTTACAGACCTGTGGCGCGTACTGCACACTCAAATTAAAATGCACAAACTTAATCGGCTTGTCTGAGCCATGTCTACCAAACGAATGCGGGAGCCACGCATTACTAATCAGCATCATTCCTGGCTCAGGTAAGAAGTTAATAATGTTGCTTGCCGGTGTTGCGTTGCTCATGTCGGCTTCAGGCAGGTTGATCTGCACCTTACCGCCCCTTGGATCATGGAACATAGCACGGGAACAGCCCTCTGGTGTTTCTAAAAAGTAGAACCCAACCAACTGATGCCCGCCACCGTGAA